TCCATACCATTTCTCGCCTGGGGTACACCTTACACAACGTATCGTATTTCCAGTTTGAGGCGGGCATCTTCGACAACGTGACCGACTTCGACTTTGAGACAAGTTTCCCATGAGAACAACCCTTATTGTTCTGGTGATGTTGTTACTGTCTACGCCAGTGAGTGCCCGCATCATCGACGAACCAACTCCGTACAGATCGGCATCACACTGGGCCACTCCAGCCTGGCAGCGGTATGCCGGACACATTGTGGCTGGCGAAAGCCCGGCTGGGTGTCAGGAGTGTGATCAGGTTATTGCCTGTACCCTAATCAACGATGTCAAGCGGGGCTATTCTCCCTGGCGGTTACATCCCGGACGCTGGCATGGGTGGAGAAAACATGTAACACCAGCGCAACAACGGGCTGTTTCCCTGGCGGTCACAACTAATGTTTGCTTCTCCTTGCCTGTATGTAAGTTCTTGGGCAATGCTAGAGACTTCCAGTACAACTGGACGCACTTAGGCCCCGGCACGGTTTGGGGCAATCGTAATGGACTAGTAATCTGTGTAGAGGAGGAGAGATAATGAATCTGAGAGAGAAATTGGGTTTGTGGTTGATGTTGATTATTATCTTTGTGGCACTGGGCGAATGGACGGCTTTTTCGCCTGGTGTTTCCTTCTTCTTCTACGTCGTGTTCGCAATCGGCGGTGCCCTCTTCATGGATCCTGAGGCATAGGAGTAAAACCGATGTACTACGAAGAACTCGAAGAGATCATCGAGAAACTGTAAGACAGTACGGAAGATGAGACCGGCACAATAGAATTTGACATCAAGCGCGCCATTGAGTTTTTAGAAGATGCTCTCGCAGAGATGGCGTGGTAAATACGACATACCGTCTAACTATCATAATTGACCTGATGATAGAAGATGGCACACCTCTACTGTGCTCTCGATACACTGGCGCAGCAATCGCATTGTCTAGTGCAGATGATGTTATTGATCTAGCTCATGCTTTAAGACTACTGATTGAAGAGTGGGAACACCAGGATAAAAAGCCCAACTGGGCAGCCGCTTGACGGACGTGGATGTGTGTAGTATAATACAGGCGGTTGAGGACGCAACCGCCGAAACAGCTATAAGCCCCAGGTGAGCGTCCTCTCACTTGGGGCTTTTGCACTACTTGGGAGAATAACGATGAGATACAATAGGAACACAAAATGACAGACAGAACACGTATAGTCCCCGAGGAATCACCACGCACGTATTTTACTATGATACCTAATTTAGTAGACGACCTCAATTTTCTTACTCCATTTGCCTATCGACTCTATGCTCACCTCCGGCGCGTGGCCGGCGAGAATGGTGCCTGTTGGCAAAACACCAATACTCTAGCTAGTAGCTGTAACATGTCTGCCGGTAGTGTCTCAAAGGCCAAGCGGGAATTGGCAGCTGCTGACCTGATTCACATTGAGAAAAAAAGTGGCCCCAACGGTCTCTATGATTACATCACCATTTTGAACATCTGGCAGTTAAACCACGATCACTTCACTGATTCACAGAATGAACAACCTACTCCACCTCGTTCACCTCATGAACGACCTCGTTCACCAGGTGAACGACCTCGTTCACCTGGTGAAACAAAGAAGAACTCTTTAAGAAAATCCCTTGAAGAAGAAGATGAGCGCGCTCCGCGCGCGCCCGCTTCTTGGTTTTCAACTTTGGCGAAGACTTGCGCTATAGACCTCGCCGTGGCTACAGAACCGCAGAAACGCCAGGTGCAACAGTCAGCACAAATGTTATCCTCTTCTCCTGGTGCTGCCCTTTCTGATCTATCACAGTTCAGGGACTGGTGGAGCAAACACGACTGGCGCGGTAAAAAAGGTGACATCCCCACACCAGCACAAGTGCGTGCCGAATGGGGAAAGTTCAGGGAGTACCTACGCCGAAATAGCAGCTCTGTCCCACCAGGGCTTGACCTGCGTAGCCAGATATGATTCTGCCGCAGAAGCCACTTGACACCCCGTGGCTCCGTGTTACAATACAACCATCAATCACAGGAGGTGTAACCGATGGAGTACACAGTATTTGTATCACTTAGATGTCCGGCCTGGCTGGATCGAGAAGTGCGGATCGAGGCGGCTAAGCACGACATGAACCGCTCGCAGTTCATCATCGCCGCGCTGCAAGAGAAGATACAGCGAGTCCGTCAAGAAGAAAAATAATGGCAATCATAGCCATTGCGGTATACGATACCGTTGAAAACAACCGCTCGAAAATGACCCTAGCTACCCTCAGGTCACTGGCGAAGACGGTGGACTGGAATCGCCATAGGCTCTTCATCTCCGACAATGGCTCGTGTGACGAAACCCTCCAAATCTACGTGGATATGGCTCACGAGCTGCCGTTTACCCTGCTACTAAACGGTGAGAACTTAGGGACTGCAGCAGCAATCAACAAAGCCTGGAAACACCGCAATCCTGGCGAGGCCGCAGTGAAGATGGACAATGATGTAACGATTGCTCAGGCTGGTTGGGCAGACTGGATGGAAGATGTGTTCGACCGTGACCCGGCTATCGGCATTTGTGGCCTGAAACGGAAAGACCTGGGTGAGTGCCCTTGGGGAACCGGGGCCATGCGTTCGACGTTACACATGCTACGCCATCAACCGGGGCAGCGCTGGTTAGTGGTGGAGAAAGTACACCATGTCATGGGAACGGTACAAGGCTATAGCTCCAAGTTACTCGACGAGATTGGCTACTTGTACCAAATACAGAACGAGGGCAACAAGTATGGATTTGATGACAGCCTGGCCTCAGTGCGCGCGCACCTGGCGGGTTACTCTACTGTATTCCTGTGTGGCTTCGAGATTGAGCACATAGACCCTGGTGGAGATGCTTACTGTAAAGAGAAGAAAGAGATCGCCAGGAAGTGGATGACACGCTATCAAGAAGTTGTCAAGGAATATCGCAGCGGCAAGCGACCTCTCTATTGGAGTGATAAATAGGAGAACAGATGAACAGGAAACACAAATTTACACCCGGCCCCTGGCGAATCAGCAAGAAGAGCGACGCGGTTATCGCTGACTCGACAGAAAGTCTTTGCATACCCGGCTCATTTGGCGACGATGCCAAAGAATACTATGGAGGCAACCTAATAGGAGAAAGCATCGCTCCTGGCAACCGTAATTTGATTCGGCTGGCACCAGAGATGTTCAGCCTGCTGAACACAATTTCTGCCAATGACCCTGTGTGGGAAGAGATCATCACCTTACTTTTGTCAAGAGTAGATATGTGACCAATGGCCCCGGCTGGACAAGCGCGACAATGCCAGCGAAGCGGTAAACATCCTACGTGATGCAATGGGTTCAATTCCCATCGGGGCCACATCGATTATAAAGCGCAAATGGGAAACCTTGCGACAGAGGAGGGCAAATGTTAGCAGACGAGGTCAGAGACGGCTTCGATGGCGTTGTTCATTCAGACACTACACCAGGCATCACGGCTGGCTATCTCAAACGAGCCATCAAGGCTGGCACAGAGGAACTGGGGCTGGACATCACCAAGGGAACCATAACATTCCAAAACGGGACCGTCCTGGGCTTCGGGGACAGTGCGCGCACTATCCGCCTGCGGTTTGCAGAAGAAGTCTTTGGACATCCGGTGAGCAGTTTTAACGAACTATCGCCAGAGGAGCTGGGAGTGTTACGCCACTTCCTGGAACAACCAGAACACCAGAGAGTTGTAACAGAGTGGCTCGACAAGCAATACGGCCACCAGTCCACGCTGAAAGAGTGGGGTGGTTCGTGGTCTTGAGACCCGACACCGCCATTCCACTACCACCAGTAGCTAGGCTATTTGGTATTATCCTTTGGTGGAACAGTAACCGCCAACGCCAACAGCTGTACTGGGGTATGTGTGATTGCGAAGCCTCGAGAATGTCTGTCACCCAAATCTTCAGCGGGAGACCATCTGAGAAATGTCAGTTCTGCGGCAGAACTGTAGAGCTGGCGCCGCTATATCATCGCACTAAGCAAGGAAAATGGATCAGAAGCACGGAGAAAACACCTAGCTTGACAAATACGGGTATAGGTGGTATAATAACGACATGGAAACACAAACTTTCAAGGTTTGGAAAGTGACACTCAAGAAACTGCGGATGCTCTATGCGTTGACTGGCAAGAGCATGATCTCCATCGTAGACCGTCTGGTGTCCCAGGAGCTTGAGCGCATACAATCTGGGGACGACAAGTAAAACAAATGCGAGCCGAAGGCGCTGGGTTATCACTGCTAATGAAATTCCCACAGCCATTAACTTGCTCGCGTTTTTCAGAGGGCGTAGCTCAATCGCAGAGCCACAGTTGTCGCTCAACTGTACAGATGCAGGTGCAAGTCCTGCCGTCCTCTCTTTGGGCCGGAGCCAATCGCGGGTTATCTCCATAAACGATCCCGCTGGCGATTAACTTGCCCAATATGACCTGGTAGCTTAATGGACAAAGCACGTAAACCTGACTGCCGCAACTTGCTCAATTTGAGCCGATGGCCCGTCAGTTATCTTGCGAAGATCGTGATATGGGTTCGATGCCCATCCAGGTCACAAGCCGAGCCGTTGCGATTAGATTATCACAAAGTCAGGCAGTATGTCTGGTTAGTACAAATCTTCTACTCGCACAAACTTGTTCGGCTTTCCAAATTTATCTCATATAGGAGGTCGGAATGGATTACGCGAAACACGTAACGCAGAAGCACACATCACAAACCGAGCCAGTCTTTGGCCGCGAGATGCAACAGAATGCGGCGGGCGGCTATGGGTTCAAAGACAAGAAATGGGCTAGGTTGCACCGCTTCCTCGTCATTGGCACTGAAGGCGGGACATTCTATCTAGCAGAGAAGCCGCTGACTGTCGAGAATGCACAAGTAGTATTGAAATGCATCAAGAAGAATGGTCCAAGGGTAGTGCAAATCGCCACCGAGGTTAGTGTAAGTGGTGAGGCGGTAAAGAATAGTCCCGCTATTTTTGCGCTGGCGATGGCTGTGAAGTATGGTGATGTTGTGACCCGCCGGGCTGCTTTTGAGGCCATGCCAAAGGTATGTCGTATTCCAACACATTTATTTGAATGGCAAAAGTACTTGGATGAGCTGGGCGTTGGTTGGGGACGTGGGCGGCGCAATGCCACCGCTGCCTGGTACAATGAGCGCGACTTGGATAAGCTTGCGTATCAGGCAGTAAAATATCGCAATCGGCATGGGTACACCCACCGAGACATGTTGCGTTTGGCGCATCCCGTTGCACCAGATCGCGGCCATGACGCTCTGTATGGCTACATAGCCCAGGGCAATTGGAAGACGGAAACCCTCGCGCCGAAAGCATTACGGGGATACCTGTGCGCGCAGGCGAAAAACGCGGACATTCCCGCCCTGGTGAACAAGTACAATCTAGTACGCGAAATGTTGCCGACAGAAGCTCTGCGTGATCGAAGGGTGTGGGAAGCATTGCTAGTGAAAATGCCAATCACTGCTCTAATCCGCAACCTGGGCAAGATGACCTCGTTGGGAATATTTGACACCGCCTGGAATGATAACACAAAGTTAGCGGTGGGCAAATTGACCGATAAAGACTTGCTTCAGCGTGGTCGTGTTCACCCTTGGACGGTGCTCAATGCGCTGTATGTGTATCGCCAAGGACACGGGCAGCTGGGTTCGTTGGGATGGAAACCAGAACCTGCGATTGTAGACGCGCTGAATGACGCCTTTTACCTGTCGTTTAGCAATGTACAACCAACCGGCAAGAATATCGTGGTTGGGCTAGACCAATCGGGATCGATGAGCTGGTCCCGTGTCGCTGCAGGTTACAACATGCGAACCCGAATTCCCATCGAGGGCATGTCAAATCTCGAGGCAGTAGCAGCCGTGGCTATGATAACCGTGCGCGCCGATCCACAATCATTGATCTTGGGCTTCAACAGAGAGTGTTGGAAGCTGCCGATTAGCCCACGCCAACGATTAGATGATATTATGTCCCTGGTTAAGGCAAGCGGTGGCACTGATTACACTCAGCCAATTCGGTATGCTATAAAGAATAATCTCAAGGACGTAGATGCCTTTGTGCTTTACGGGGACGAGGAAACATGGGCGGGTAGTCAGCATCTGTGTCAAGCAATCAGGGAGTATCGGCAATTCAGCGGCAAGCCGAGTAAACTGATTGTAGTCGGCATTTGTTCCACGGAAACGCGAATCACCGATCCCGAAGATGCCTTGTCTTTGAACGTAGTAGGCATGAGCGCAAGTATGCCAAAAGTAATCGAGGCTTTTCTCAAAGAATGACAGAGCAAAGAAATACGATCAACAGGATCGTTGCTGTCCGGCACACCAAGTGGAATAAAACCACCAAGACATTCTGTCTCATTTGCCCCTGGTGCAAACAACCCATCAGGGGCAAGCCGCATTACCACGAATGGCTGGTTAAAAGAAATGCTGTACCGCTCGATAAACAGTATTTGATCTTTCACGAGTATAACGTTGTGCCTTTGCACCCCGTATGTCACGAGGCACACGGACAGACCAAGCCCATGGCTAAGGCGATGTTGTTTGTGATGGCTGCGCTGTATGGCGCGTGCACCATAGCAACCTGGTACCAGCAGTTGCGCAGTGAGTATCTTCACTATCTCCCCGGGGGTCGGCTCAGTCAGTATCCAGAAGAACACCAAGAGATAGTGCGCTTGGCTGACCTGGGTATGCGTCTGAACGATACGAAATACGACAACTGGCAAACGACAGATGGTGACTTCCGCGTGGCGGCAGGGCTGGCTCACCAAGGAAAGGCGAAATCGGTTAGACGCACCAAGATGAACGGTGTGTCTTTGGAGCAAATGGGTGGCTACATAGACGAGGGCCGCTATCTGGACTTTCTTTTAGGTATTATCGGTTAAACAAAGGAGGTAATATGAGTAAGGTTGTGGTGTTTACGTGTGTCGATAATAAATATGGGGACGAGGAAATCGATGTCGGGTCACCCAAATACAAGACGTGGGTGGAAATTGACTGTGATGCCAACCTTGATGCAGTCGTGGAGCAAGTAAGTACCGCTCTCAACAATCTAGCACTGTCATGGACTAAGTATCCGGGCACGGTCACAATTAAACATAAGGAGTAAACGGTGAAATCTATCACTATCAATGAAGCTGTGGTAAACTTGGCAAAACAACGCCAGCAGATCAAGACGATCAAGCAACAAATATCTGCGGCAGAAGCAGAGCTAGCGGCCTCCGATCTGGGACAACAGCTAGCCGTAATGCGTGAGAATCTGAAAAACGCCACGGCCACAGCGAGCGCCGTCGAGCAAGAGGTGCGAGACACAGCAACCAAAATCTATGACACCTTGGGAGAGAAAACACCTCACCCAGCAGTCAAAATCAAGATGTACACCGTACTTGACTATGATCCACAGGCTGCTCTGACGTTCTCTGCCAAACACCTACCCAAAGCTCTGCGATTGAACAAAACGGTCTTTGAGCGGGCTGCCAAGATCATGGGGCCAGACTTTGTCACCATTTCTCAAGAGCGGCGCGCCACCATCGCGCGCGATCTTAGCAAGTATATGGAGTAGACATGAAGCCCGTAATTACTGAAGTAAAGTTGGTGGCTGCTGGCGTTCCGTTTCAGGAAGGGATCAATGCAGACATGCCCGATGGACAGGGGGCTTGGCTGTATAAGCTTATTCCTGGTGCCCCTCTCAACAAATACTTGCCTGCGCTGCGCATTGTGGACGGCTGGAGGGTTGGAAACTACCTGAAGCCGCCCTACGAAGACGACCAGCCTGATACACTGGACTACTGCGGGTATCCTGACGAGGGTGTCGCCTTTACGATGTCACACTCAGTTGCTCTCACGCTGACGGGCGCATGAAGTGCAAGATCATTATTCTCTTGGTGTTGTTTTTTCTGCTTATCTGTGGTAACGGACACCGTTGGCAAAAGAATATCCACGAAGCTGGATTGTACTCCTCCGCCATGTGCGGAGAGAGATCTTCTGACGCTCTGCGTTAGTTGTACCCCACGTCAGGGCGCGGTGGCAGCACATCAGCGGAGGCCACGCCGGAAGACCGTAACCGGCATAGCTGATCCACCATGTGTGGAAACAGTAACGAGGACGTGCTGGGTACGCCCGGCGCGTCCTTAGTCCAAATCTAGGGGAGGTGACATGAAGACAGTGGCCAAGACATCCAAGCTACCCGATGCCATAACCCGGGCACTGTGGAAGCTCGATGGAGCCGTTGGTGCCTGGTGGGAAATCCCCTCCGTAGAGAGCTGGTACGCCTACACCAACGGCCAGCCCGCCGAGCTCGACGGACTACACGAGAAATGGATGGAAAAACTGGAAGAAGCAATCGCAGCCGTGAAAGCGGCAATCAAGGGAGAAGACAATGTTGGAACGGAATGAATACGCAATAGATGTAAATGCCAAAGAAAGGACGTTGCATGGTCTACAAGACCGCACAACGAAGCTCGCGGAGACGGTAGAGAAGTCGCTATCGCTGATTGAGGTTCTGTTCAAGAAACTTAAATACTTACGGACACCAGAAAACACACTGGTTGAAGGAGTCATGGGAACCATCAAGGAACCAGAGCCCCACAGTCCTTGTATCAACAATCTCGACAAAGTAATTGCGCGAGCACGGTATCTCAATGATAAGATAGCGGCGCTGGAACACAGTCTGGAAGTCTAAGGAGGATAGCGATGCAAAAGAGTGACCAGATTAACGAGTTGGCGGCGGCCCTGGCTAAGGCACAAGGGGAATTTTTGCCAGTACCCAAGGATGCCCAGAATCCATTCTTAAAAAACAACTATGCTACACTTGACGCGGTGATCAACGCCAATCGAGGGGTGTTGAGCAAGCATGGGCTGGCAATTATGCAGTTACTTGGTGGCGATATAACCGGCTCGACGGTAGAGACTGTGTTAATGCATTCGAGTGGGCAATGGATTAGCGAAACCGCGCAGGTCCCCAACCTGGAAGTGAAAAGGGGTCTCAATGAGGCGCAAACCTGGGGAGTAGCTATTTCGTACACAAAACGCTATGCCGAGTGCGCCGCCTTGAATGTTAGTACCGGTGAGGACACTGACGGATTTACGGGGGCACCAAAGGAAGAGCCGCCCACGGAATCTGCTCCCCAATCCGACCAGCAGTTTGTTGCCAAGTATGTGCGCAGCATCAAGAGCGCGCAGGGCAAGCCGTATATAGTCTTTGGTAACGATACCACGAGAGCCTCCTGGTTCAAGGGGCGCGGGAACTTGTTGGCTGTCGCTCCCTGGCTAGCAGAGCAAGGAATTACCAAGGATAAACTGGGTATCCTGGATACCGATCATGCTATCAAGGCGCGTGTTTACTACGCGCTAAGCACCAAGACTGACCAGGATGGCAATCCCTACAAGAACGTCGTTACGCTTGAGAAAGTTGAATGACGACCACGCCTGAGGAGACAGCAGAAAAGAAGCTATCGGTCTTCCGTAAAGCCATGATCAAGGCGATGGGGCCGACCGTCTTCACCATCTTTGATGGACAGCCGCCCCCGGTGTCATCAATTCCCTCTGGGTCACTATCCCTCGATGTCGCTACCGGCATCGGGGGGTTTCCCCAGGGAAAGGTAGTAGAGATATACGGGCCGCCAGGCGGCGGCAAATCTACACTGGCTAGTTGCGCCGTGGCCGAGAATCTGCGTGCCGGCAGGCGTGCTATGTACATCGACGTGGAGCACAAGATTGATCCACGCTATATGCAAGCCTGCGGCGTGGATGTTCTGAGTGACGACTTTCTGTTGGTAAAACCCACCTGCGCAGAAGACACGATGAGACTCATCATTTCTGCCGCAGAAATGGACGCTATCGACCTGGTGATCGTAGATTCCGTGAGTGCGCTCATCACAAGGGCGGAGCTGGAATCAGATCCTGGTGATGTACACGTGGGCATCCAGGCACGCCTGATGAGCCAGAATCTGAAGCACATACACCGCATCCTGAAAAACACCTGCGTTGTGTTTCTCAATCAAACACGGGTCGACATCGGCAAGCGTTGGGGCAATCCCGAAGTTACCTCGGCTGGCAAGGCACTGTTGTTCTATGCCTCGCTGCGAGTCAGGCTAAGTATGATCAAGTTACTGGGTCCAGAGAAAGCGCGCACCGGGCAAACAGTGAAAACAATAGTGAAAAAGAATTCTTGCGCGGCCCCATATCGCACCGCAGAGTTTGACATTGTGTACGGCAGTGGGATCCATCACGCCAGTGATATTCTGTCTGCCGCCAAAGCAACTGGCGTCATCACCACCAAGGGACCATGGTCGTATTATCTTGGTGAGCGCATAGCAAACGGTACTGTCGCAACACAGACATGGCTGGAAGAGAACCCCCAAGTTGCCGACGAGATAAGTAGGGCAGTTAGAGCAACAATGCAAACCAAGTAAGTCACACCTCCTCCTAAGCGGGCAGTTCATGTGTATCAGCTGCCCGCTATGGGGAGGGGGGTCTTTGATAAAGGAGGTAGACAAATGATTCGACTTTGGACACACTGCCCCAATTGCGACGCGCTCCTGCCCGAACCAGTTGCCGTGGGCGATGATTGGGAATGCGCCGAGTGCGGCGCGTATGGCACGCGGCGATCAGGCAAGTACGATTCGGCCCCTCTTGTGCCCCTATTTCACGAGCAGGAGGAGAAAAACGTTGTTCGAGATGATGGTTTGTCGTTTTGGGAGGCAAGCATGCGCTATACAGTAAAAAGATTCGAGAAGGGCCAGGTGCTTGGACGGAGTAGAATCATGCTGCTTGTTGCCGATTGTGAGTGCTTTGTGGTGCTTGACCAAGGAGGGAACATCGCCGGTGCTCACGAGGGTGGACTGTTTAGAGTACATGTCTATCCTTTTAGAGAAACCGCAGTAGCAATAGCAGAAATACTTAATCACAACACAAAGGAGACACAAGATGAATGACGAATTGGGGGCGACGGTGACGGTACAGATTGACAATGGGGACGGCTATTTCACCAAGCAAGAGGTAGTTGTTTATGGCAAGACTGAGGCCGTGCGCACCCTGCTCGACAATACCATGGCGGTTGGAGCGACGGTGACGACGCTGTTCGCCCAGGCGCTGAATGACTACCTGGGAAAGCGCGCTGCTGCCGAGACCGAGACGGCCTAGTTTGGCCAAGGGAGGGGAAACATGAAACTGATAAATTTGCAATGCGCGGGATGTGGGGCCTTATTGAAGGTCAAGCCCTCGGCAGTCATTGGGGACGGCGAAACATTTGTCGTGCGCCGAGGACAGGTTATTCACTGTCCCTATTGTGGTCGTGAATATGTGGTAGGAGAGGAGTTGTCCATGGTACCCATGGTGGCCACTGCCTTTGATCAGCGCGGGCAGACAGTGGGTGCGCAGGTCAATATCGCGGGCTACGGCAACATAATCGGAAACGGTAACCGGTCTCGCGTGGTGTGAGAGTGAGAAAGAATCACCAGGGAAAGAGGGCTTCTGCCGCAGAACTCCTTATCCCTGGTGATTCTTGTTATACTAAAGATATGCCAGACGGTCTTCCTCGTCGAGGGTGAGCCATTTAATTTTGTCGGCGATGTCACCCAATAGGTTCGCGGTAATCAGGCCACTCAACAATACCTGCGCACCGGCCAGGCCCAGGTCAGACTCGGCCAACCCCAGGCTAGCCATGATCACGTATAGGCCAATGTAGGCGACGGCATAGGGCGCAATGTTGGTTTTCAAAAACTGTGCCAACTTACGCCAGTCGAAGTCTCCTAGCTTCAGGGCCAGCGAAACACCCAGCACAGCATCAAGCAGCACACCACCCACAATCGCTTTTAACCCTGGTGATGTAATCGCTGCCACAACCCATTCCAATACAACAGACAGTTCCTCATTCATGGTTTTCTCCTTTGGTTATTATTTCCGATCACTCGCGCGCGCGTTCTTGATCAGTAGCCGCAGCGCCTTGGCTGTTCGCGCGCTAATCTTGCCAGCACTCCGTTCTCCTTAACCATCTTTCTGAAAGGCCCGCAGGTGCATACAAGCTAAGAGATGTCTCCATGTCGGATCGCTCTCAATTATACCACGAACTGCGCGTGATACATCATGGATACCCTGAAAGAACCCCCAAGGCTCATGGAGGAAAGTGGCCGAGTCATCTATCACCAGGAAGCCACCCGGCCTCACGCGCTGTGAGTAGAACTTCAGGTCGCTGACTACGTAGGGGTATTCGTGACACCCATCTATATAGACAACGTCGAACAACTCCATGTCCCCAATATCCTGGTGAGTCTTATCTGCTGTAGAGTCACCCACGTAGATGTCAGGATAGGGCTGTCCAAAGTGATCGTGCAAGTTCTTGATGTGAGCAGCATAGTCGTCGTCTGGAAACTTAGGGAACATCCCCGTGGGACCAGAGAACGAGTCCAGCCGAGTAACCCCCAGGATATAGGCGTCCTGTGAAAGCAGACGCACAAGTGAGAGTATTTGCCCCTTGTACACCCCAATTTCCAGGAAACGGAAGTTAGCAGGCATCTCGTCCACTAACAGCTTCCAAACCCAGTAGAAAGCACGCTCCCCAAAGCCATACACACGCTGCTCCACGAAGTCTCGGTGAGCCTTGAGATCAGCCCTGGCGTTCACATACTCCGTGAAACGCCTGACTATATCCCCGTTACATTCCTCAGTATCGACCCAGCTGTCAGCCTCGGCCATTAAGTCTTTTCCCACAGTATTCTCCTCTCTGGTGTGGTCAGATCGGCACCCCCATTCCAATGAATCACTATTGGATAAGTCCCCGTAGCTCGATTGTAGGCTCGCTGATAGGAAATCTCCACCAGGGATTCAGAGCCGCACATGTTCTGGACCAGTTCGCAGTTGTGGTCCAGCAGAATGTCGTCTCCTTCCAAGAAACGATTGGTTAACCATTCTTGGTCGTCGCCCTGTATCTCCGGCCATTTCTCGAAGCACGCCAGTAGGTGTTCGCGCTCTGCAATGTAGACCCCGCTATTTAGAAAGCGGTAGGCCGTGTTACAAGTAGGATAGGTGTTGAGATCGTAGGCATTAGTGGGCCAGGGATATGGCTCTGCGCCGCAAACCCAGGGGTGTTCGAATGCCAAGAATCGTTCGAGCGTTTGCTCCGGGCCGGCCAGCACCACTACATCCCTGGCGTCGAAGAAGGCAAGATGTGTGTATTGTGTGAGATCGCGTGCACATTTGTGCGCCCAGTGCAGCTTGGAGGCGAACCCCAGCCACACTGGGTCTATTTTGAGGTGCAAGTCCCAGCCGTGCTCGCGCAAGATGTCGCCCACCGCTTTGGTCTTGTCTTCATTGGCGCAGTCGGCACTCACCAGGGAAATAGCAGCGATATTCATAATCTCTCCGCATGGGAGGGTGAATTAGGTACGTCGAAGATAAGCAGCGGGTTGCTGTCCCAGAAGTGAATCGGCTCAGTAATGCCGATCTCAGCACGCACGGCCTGTATTTTGTCCCACGTCTTGGGAAAGCACTTGGCAGGCGTGTAACACTTGACCCCCAGCTTGTCCAAGTAACGGAATACCGCAATTGCCTCTCCGTGTGCCGGTGTAGCTATCTGGAACACGTCATGGACACAGATGCGGCCACCAGGGCGCACACGAGGGAACGTGGTTGCCATTAACTCACTGGCGAAGGGTTCATTGTGATTAGAATCAGACAGCAAGAAGTCGATGTGCTCTGGAATCTCCTGCTCGCGCACATCGCCACACGTGAACACCAGACGCTCTCTAAGGGCTTCTGGCAGGCGTTCCGTGTGATCAGTGATGTCATAAGCTATTAACTGCCCTGCTGCGTTGTCACGCAGCCCCTGTAGCAACCAGGACGTAGACCAGCAGACACCCGACCCCACCTCCACCACAGTTTGGGGTTTCATGGCGCGCATACTCAAGTACAGAAACTCGGCCTCTACATCATCGAACTGGGCGCTTGCCATTACTCGCTGATAGAACTTCTTTTGTTCGGCACGCACTCGCAGTAGATCATCTGCGTATTTGTGGTACAGGCCGCAGATGTAGCGCGAGCGGTTCTTAACCCACACGCGATCCAATGCAACCTCGTCGTTGGTCATGTTTTTGTTAAGCACTTAGCACCTCAGTAAGTTTAGCCAAGACAGCGTCGTCGTGGCGGAAATTAGGCCACCCACCCATGGTATTCACCGTGAACAGACAGCCACCAACCACATTGGCGGCATAACGGCTTTCGTTGAGTAGCCGCTTGTAGGTTGCTACGTCAGCAGCATATTTGGTTAGTTCGCCAAGACATTCAACCCACCCAGCATTGGGTGGCATGTAACCAGTGGTCTCGATCTTGATTGCGCCGGTCTCACCAAACACCCAGTTGGGCGCAACTCCATTAGCTACAAAGTAATCTTGCATCATCTCGAAACGACCCGCATACCATTTCCATTCGTCTTCCAGAAACGACACCCCATCCCTGGCTCCCCAGTAGTTGTGATAGCCCATGAAGCCGTTGGCTGCCACGATGTCCTGCGCCAGGGGCAATATTGCCGGAATCTCGTTTGGTTGTGGATTGCCTACAGGGATGGTCGCAACTACAGGCCGCACCAGAGGGCACTTCTGCCGCAGAACTCGAATGAACTCGCGGTCGAACTGTACGGCGCGCACGATGTTGCTGCCCGCCATGACTTCATTGATGCTCTCAACGGCCAGCAGCCCCTGCTGTACCTGGGGAATGTCGCTCAGGGCCACCAGGGCTCCCGCGAACTTGTCTACGAAATGATTGACTTTGGCCGAGATGTCGCCATCCAGGTAGGTGCCGTCGCCGTCTACCCAGTGACGGTAGACCACTAGGGCGTCGGGATTACAGGCCCACACCTTGGTGATGTCACTGACATCAAACACCTTGACGACGGCGGGCTTGACAGCCGTAACAAAGTCAGCTACACCCTGTGTCCAATTCTGGACATGCAGCCCGACCTTGTTGGGGTTGGTATTTGTGGCCTGGAATGAAAATACTGCCATAGCATAGATAGCACGCGCCAGGTCCCAGCCCGGAGCTCCATAGCGTGTGAGCAAGGTGGTAGTATCTCCGCTCCACGGATCGATGATCTTGATGTCCTGACCATCCTCGGTCAGCGCATATCCCACCACAAAGTGAGAGTCGTAGTCGCCAGTATGATCATAGTCTACACCCAGGATAACCTGGCCGTTGGCAGCCAGCGCAGTCTTTACAGCAGCCACATCAGCGGGGGTGTTTGTCCACTTGGCGTATTCTACAAAGTGAACACCAGGAACGACCTCGGCCACTTTGGCCCAGTAGAGCAAGTCTGGTCCCTGGGGATGTCCCACAGGCGTATAGCCATCCACCAGCTTGAGCCTGGTGTTGAGCACTCCTGGGGTAACGGTCTTATCCACCAGGGAACTGATGATAGCAGATGCCGTAACAGCACAGCCCGCCTTTCCCAATGGGCGCGTGACCATGATGTCGGCGGCCCACTCAGGATCGCGCATGGAGTAGGGCGTCATCCCCGCCACAGTATCCCCTGGTGTCACAGGTGGCTCCGTGGTGGGCCAGTGGGCTTCGAGTAGAGCAATGACTGCCTCGAGGCTCAGTGTGCCGTCTGGGGGGACTGGGGGAGGTGTGGGGGCAGAGATTTCGAGGTCTACGGCGCCCCACTGTCCATCGGCGTGCTTCAGCCGCCATTTGCACCACTCTCTGGTGAAAATGGTGACGGTGGTGTCTACAGCCACTGCTTCTGCCGCAGAAGTCTCTTTATAGGTGTCGTAGTTGCTCACCGGCGCACTCCACACTACACTTGGTGAGAATGGGTCGGTACCACCGGTTGGGTCGATGCCCACCATCTGCGTGAAATCGCCGGGGCCACCAGAAGATTCGTGGGGATTGTCTGCGCCACTATACCAGGCATGTGCATATCCGGTTGCCTTAACAGTAGCACCCGCTGGCACTTCAATCTGTTGGTACAGGCCACTGTGATGTACCCCATAGAAAGTGAAGCTCTGAAAAGCGAAGTCCTCTTCTGGTAATACACGAGGTGGGTCGAGGTAAGGCGGAGCCTTGGGGATCCGCTTGGTTTCGGGGCGTCGATAGCCCTGGGTATTGTTGGGGTCCCAGGGAAAGGGATTACCGCCCTCTTCCCACCAGCTCACCCAGGGGCGAGGAGATGAGACCTCATTGTAGACTTCTCCATTGTATGTTTCTTGCCAGGGTTCGCCGCTAAAGTGCAGTCGTTTCTTGATCATTCTCGATCTCCTTTTTTATCTTATATGCCGGAACAAAAGTTTTGACACCGCTCATAGTAACAATCTGCTTTTTGCCAGGTATCAACCTGTCCAGAATCTCGTGTAGTTTAGCGCGTGTCGTTTTGGGGCTGATGCCCAATTCCTTGGCGATCTCCGCAGTTGTCATGAAGTCGTCTCCCATTTGGGGGATGGCGGCTCGTATTTCTTCCAAGAGGTCATTGTTGGTAAAGTTAGGACTTATTGGCACGCTTCTTTCCTTTGGTGAATATGGGCTTGAGTGCAGTCTGTGGTATGGCAAAGCACATAGGATGAGCTACTACATAGGGTGGCTCATCCGCAATCTCCCACCACACGGCCCCCAGCGAACGTGGCTTGCCGCGATTGGGACGTTTGGACATTTGGGAGAATACGTCTTGTAGCTTCAGGGGCATGTGTGCGCAAGCGGTGGAAACCTCGTCTTGCAACAATCTGTAGCCGTGGTGGTCGTGTGCCCGCAGCAGCCACAGGTGCTTGGTGGCTGGGTCACAGCCACGGCCAGCGTTCTCGAAGTAGTCTCGCACCTCTCTCTCGATGGGCATCGCCAGGTTGGTATTGGTGTAGCTCTGGTGGTGGGCCGCGTCGAGCATGACTGTCTTGCTGCCAAAGATGGGTTGTTGTAGGTGAGAGAAGACTCGCCCACCCCCGCTATTCCTGGTGGTGTCCAGTAGGTCGCCTAGCTGTTCTTCGTGAGCGTCTCCCTTGCCTACGTGATAGCCACTGCCACTGAGCATAAAGAGGGGGCCACCAGGGACAAGACGTTCTCTGAAAGGATCCAGCAACTCTTTAGCAGCGCGCCCCTGATACACGGGGTCGCCCTCGGTGAGGTAGCGTCCGTTCTCGTGGTAGTTCTCGCCCTCGGTCATATCACCAAGAAGCAAAATGGCGTCTAGGCGGTCAGGTATCTGCCGCAGAATTTCCTTGAGCACCTTGTTGAGGTAGAGCTGGCCGCGATTAAGACGGGGGCGTGTGCCAGTGGACAACTTCATCCCTGGTGGAAATGCCGAGAACGCACTTCCTGCGTGCAGGTCGGCCAGCGTCAGAAATGTAAGCCTCAATTCTCTTTCTCGGCAAACATGAAGTGAAACACCTCGAACAGCGCAGGTCCTGGGTTGAAGTCCTTCAGTTCATCGAGGCTAAACACGTGAATGTCCACCTCAACTTCAATGCCACGTAGCTCCTCGCACCCCTCATCCCATTTGGTAGCTGCTTCTTCGTCTCCTTCAGGTAGGGCAAGTAGATTGTTCTCCTGTTGCTCCGCCCCCAGAGACAGAATTAACTCACGCTGCTGATCCTTCAGGTGCTTGAACTCGGCGCGTAAGTGACGTGCATTCTTGCCTAGCCAATACCCTACTTTCACTGGTGGTTTCGGCTCGGCCTTTAACAACTGGTTCAGCACCGAGTTGCGTCCCGTACAAATATCCTCGATGGTTCCTAACGTCATCTTCATTTCAATCTCCTTTGATTAGATATAATACCCGTGTACCCGTAAATATGTAGAGTTTGAAGTCGCTCCGCCGACCACGACCTGAATCCGCCCGCTGCTATCGCAATTCACGACGCCGCAGGCGTCAATGTACGTATTAGCTCGTTGCGAGTGTACGACTACCACAGATTCATCCACGCCATATTTGCGTGCGTAAGCATAATAGGCACTGCCAGAGAGTGCGAATCTGGCAATCAATGAAATGCTCACCGCCTTCGCCTCTGTAGGAATCCCCAAGTCACTGGCCGTGAGGCCGTAAGTCCCTACCGCCTTTGAAACGCCGTTCCACACCACAACTTCAGTGAGCGGTACGTAGATGTAGCCGGTCTTGGTGGAGCCTCCGCGCACTGGGCGCAAGTCGCCATTGTAACGAAGGTCCATTGTCGTGGTGGTACCGAGTTTCAGATATTCCGCATCGGCCACTATGTAACTATAACTAGCGGCATCGCTATCCGCCCGGAGTTCTAGATAGGCCCCTTTTGTACCAGAGGAGGCCAAAATCGTTGCATGGGCCAAATATGTTGCTGCTGATTGTGCCGCAACCACTGCATTTGTTTCGCAGGCAGGCAAGGTCGTAACCCCTCCACAACTAAGCAAAACGCCAGCGTGACCAGTGCCCTCACTGGCAAATACACCTACCTTATCTAGGTGAGAGATTGTTGAACCAAAAGAATATGCTCCCTTGGTTAGATGCACACTTGGCATTTTTATTTCAATACCATTCGCGTCGAGCGTTACCGCATCTGCCCCTGCTGTAATCGCCCCAGCGGAGTTAACACTACACTGGATTGTGCCGGTCTTGGTAGCCCTGGTGGTAAGCGCGTTATCTGTGCCGTAGATGTTGATACCAGAACCACTGATCTCTACGCCGTCCCCCGCCGTGACCTTTCCCTCACTAGTCAGGCATACCTCATCCGTACCTGCGCCGTTCTGGCCTACGATCTCAGCATCGTCAATGAGCCAGCCGGTGAGGTCTACGTCTTTCGTGCCAGTACCCACGCGGATTTTGCCGCCGGAGACCATATCAAGTAGCCCCGACACGTTTAGCGACTGCAACTCACCGCGTTTGGCAGTAATACCCCCTGTAATGTTCAGCGTAGCTGCGCTGGCGTCCCACAGCATATATTCAGTGCCATGTCCCAGCAGGAAGTCGCCTTTGCCGAGCGTCTGTCCGCCCCAGGATTTGCCGTCCACTGACGACCAACCCAGGGAGGCGTTGCCGTCCTCGTCACGACCCCAGAGACCTTCCTCGTTCACTCGGATGGGCACCTGCCCTGGTGAGCGCCAGGCACGGATGGAGGTCTCCGCAAACACCGGCGCGTTGCTCTCGTAGATGGAGCGTGCCCCAACGGCGGATAGCGCGCGGTCAAGAATGAATAATTCGTCAAATAGGGCATTGGGCTGACTTGCCCCAGCGGTGGTGCTCCCAAGATACAGGGAGGCTCCCAGCGTCGGCGCGGTATATGTGCCATTGCTGCCGTTCGCCACGCCGTCAACGTAGATCGCCAGGCCAGCAGACGACCACACAAATACCAGGTGTAGCCAGTCCAGCGCGTCAAAATCCAGCGCGGCGGATTGTGCGGTATTTGTACCGTCCGTGAACTTGATTTTGTAGTCGCTGCTGTCATAATAGGCAGCGAGATTGCCTTCGTCAAATAGATAGCCGGTGGGCTGACTGTCGTAGTCGGTGGCTGGCTGCCAGTAGAGTGTCAATGTTCCAGCGTTGTCATCCAGTGGATTACTCCAATAGACCGTGCTTGCCGTCCGGCTGCTGGCACTGGCGTGCGGCGTGCTATCCCATGAGTGGCCGTCACCAAGCGAGCCGTCCAGGTAGGGCGTGAGGCATCCTGGCTCCAACTGCACAGCGTCCCAGTAGCACAGAGCATCGTCGCTGTAATCGCCTTGCTCTAAGACAATCCTGACGTATGCGGCATCGGCCTCGGTTGTGAATGAAATATTCTTGCGCTCCCAGTCGTGAGGGCCACTAGTAAAAGTAACTGTCTTATTGCCAGCGGGGATATAAACATGGGCACTGTCATACTGCCAAATTCGTAGCGTCGCATAACCCGAGCCGCTTGCCTGCTTCATAAATGCGCTGACGGTGTATGCCGCGCCAGGGGATACCGTGATCTCTGAGGTTGTATTGTAGCAGTAGCCAGCCCCGCCGGTCTGGACCTCAAGACAGTATTCTCCGTAGGGAGCATCGGTCTCTCTCCGCGCCCGGCTGCCACCAGAACTATTACCAAATTCCCAGCCGTTCAGGTCGGTCTCGAACGACGGATTGGTAACAAGGTTTGTGGCAGATTCTGCAATCTGTACCGCTTTCCCGAATTTTCCTGGTCGCCCAATAACGCCACCGCTCACTGTGGCGACTTGTCCTAGGTGGCCGCCAGTGTCCACGTCGCAGTTTGTCTCGAACGGATACGACCCGTCAAAATGGCAAATCATCACAGCGTCGCTCAACTGAAGTGCGTGCGGCCCGATGAGGTACTGCCCGCGTACTGGGCCGTTCACGTCCAGCGCAAATTGTGGGTCAGGTGCGTTGGTCATCACGCCCACGTTGTGTGCGCTCTCGTCCACGAAGAAGACGGTTGCCGCACCGTCCAGCACCGTGAGGTCGCCATCAGTGATGTCCAGGGAGCCGTTCAACGCCAGGGACTGGAGCGTGAGGCCACCCGCGCTCGTGCTGGCGAGGATTGCCGCCGCTGCACCTGGGTCGCTGCTGCTGCTCAGGGTGATTGTCCGCGAGGTGTCTATTGAGCCGCCGCCTGACAATCCCAATCCCGACGTGGAGATAGAGACGCCGCTGTGTGCGACGTGCTGATCAGCCGAGATGTTGCTCAAATCGGCATGGTCGATGGCGGCCAGTGTGAGCTCTTGTGTAGAGAGCGAGAGCTTGCCAGACAGACCGCCTGCGCCAATGGTAACTTGATTGTGGTGTTGGTTGGCAGACACACCAGAGAGTGCGCTGTGGGCCAGGTGGCCGCTGTGGTATGGGCCATCGATGGCGTGCACGGCTATTTCTCCACCAGAGGCCACTGTCTTGGTGACCGGGCTGTATACCCCATCACCAGGGGTGTTACTGGTGGCCATGGCTACCAGTCGCCCCCGGAACTCTTGGAGCATCACTGCATCACCAATGGAAAGGGACGCAAGACTGCCCAGTAGGGGAACATTGCGTAGTGTCTGCGCAGACCCCTTGGTCTGTACATCTATTACTTCGCCGTTGATGTCGGCGATGATACCTCGGCGTATATAGCGTTTTATCATGTCACCAGCCTGCGCACTCGCGCTTGTGTGGTAAGTCCTGTGAGGTTGTGGGTCGTATTCAGCCCCACAATCAAGTAGTCATCAGCTACCACGGTACCTTTGAGGTCTGTGTAACTGATGGGTAGTTTGTCTCCTGGTTCCCAGTGTAGTCTACCTGCCATGTTCGGGTTCATTGTATCAGCTTCGCCCGCCGCGTCCAGTACTAGACGCCGCGCTTCCTGGTATGCCTCCTCCTCCTCCAACGTGGGTGTATTGATGCTCATAAAAAGCACTCCGCGTTCGGCGGCGGCAGTGTGGTCGATGTAGTCACTAACTTCTTCACCAATGGCGCGCACATGGGTGGGCACGCGGTCACGCAGCACTCTGTCATTGGCGAGAAATAGATCTCCTGCCGTCTCGGTGGTATCACGGGTGGTAAACCTGGATATGCGTAGGGTCTCATCTGGTGTGGCCGATAGATAGATGCGTTTGTCCTGGAATAGTCTAGACATTCCCGCCTGCGCGCTCATGCGCTGGTCTAGAATCAGGTTGTCTACATAGTCGTTGAGTTCGAGTATTTTCACTGTGGCGAGCACGTCGTGGATGGAGCCGACGTGAAGATACGATGAGCCGTTCCAGACCTCGTCGTGGTACACGTGCCCGGTGGCCTCGGCTGCATATACTGAGCTGATGGGGCGTGAGGTTACACTACCCAAGTAACTATTGTTGAAATACACTGACACATGCCGACCACGCTTGACCACGCGCACGTCGGCGGGGTTCTTGAGTGACGCGTTGGTCAATGTACCGGTGGTGTAGTCGCGCAGAATGGGGCCGTCAGCAGCATAGGTGTCGTAGAGGTACATGTGCCAGGCTACTGGTGAGGGGAGTGTGTCAATCACTACATCCACTATCATGCCAATAGCACCAGGCAACAAGTCAGTGGTTAGCAGCTTGGCGTCGTGCTTCTGCCGCAGAAATGCAAACATCAGGTTGCGCTGTGTTCCTCTGGCGGCGTTGTGCATAACAACGTCCCAGGTAACATTGGCATCCCAGTTCACGTGTGCTGTTTCGTCTATGGCCCTGAACTCGTGCGTCTTGACCAGCCCATCATTTATGTGTACTTGCTGAGAGTAAGTGGTGTCTGTGTCATCATCTGTAGCGGCGCCACAAACATCTAGGACGCCCGCCTTCGCCGCCAGGTCTTTGGCTACAAAGTCCAGATTGTATTCCTGCTCATGTTCGTAGACTATTACATCTCCGACGCCTATGCCATCGGTTCTCATTTCGATGGTCTGATAGCCTGCGGCATCGGTTCTGTTGGGCCGGTCGATGTTGGGCCAGGGCAACATGACAAATTTATCATCAACATCAAACACATCTCTAAAGTCGGGGGCCGCAGAGCCAGTATCGTAGAATCTGGTGTAACCGGGGCTAGGGCTGTCCACCCACTCACTTGCCTGGAATACACAACTGCATCCTTGAGATTTTCCGGTTAGAATGTATGCTATGTAGTAACTGGCAGCCCAGTCTTCGCCGCCACCGCTTTGTGTGTGTCGCTGCGGGCTTTGTACCTCGGTTTCAGTCACGGCGCTCACCTTGTAGCAACCAGACCTGTCGTCTGGCGGGACGTTATAGAGGTTGACGCTTTCGTCATCTATTCGCAGTCGTGTTCCGCTCACCAGACGAGAGAGAGATGTCCTTACCTTTTCAGCGGCGGACAGCACGTGTGTTTCGTCGTCGTAGCCACCAGATGGTTTCGTCCAGTCATGCAAGCTGCGCATATAGCCGTCTTGCAGCTTGTTGTCTTCTCCGGTCATCCCTTGCCGCCAAAGGTGTTTGGCAATGTATATGTCGGCAGTGGGCATGTCGTTGGCTAGCATCACACCGACTTTTCCGCTGTCAAATGTGTCGCCCGTTGCCAATATATCACCAACAAAAAGGCTCTCTCTGGTAATCTGGTCAGTGCCTCTGTCAACGTCGCCATAGTCTCTGGTGGTTTCTAGTTGATCTGGCCCTAGGATTATGCCTGTGGTGATGTATTGTCCGCCGAGGTTGTAATAGACTCTGGCATACGGGTCGCCGTCTACGCCGTCTTTGTGATTGTTGCGCCAAGTCACGGCTGCAGAGGGTACGGTGATGTCTTTCTTGTTGCTCCACACGCCAGCCTTCACCTGCCACAGCTTATGGGTGATGTCATGGAAGTTGTAAGCAGAGACCCAAAAGTTATCCTTGTCAATCACATTGGTAAGCACACCACAACTTGACCCCGGTGGAATGTCTGCGGAGCCGTCTGAACCAGCACAGAGAGCCAGCTGTCCATAATCGCAGAAGTCGGCGCTAACATAATGGTCGCCAGTGATTTTGCCTACTGTAGTCAGATCGAGACTAATGCCACGGGCCTTGTTGTAATGCACTCCCACATCATCATACTCTAGGAAGGCAGGGTTACTCATCATGCCGTCTTCGCTATAAACTACCGCCGGTTCGTCGGGTGGTGCAGAGAGAGCCTCGCCGTTGATGGTGTAAAGACCACCAATGTTATCGCAGTCTTCGTAGTGCCGAATCCCACTGAGCCATTGCCAATCCTGGTCTGAGGCCCAGTCGGCGAGCGACTTCATGGCAGTACCACGTAGCCTAAGAGAGCATCGGTCTTGCCCGCTGGCAAAAGATGTGTCGATGGTGTCGATGCTCATGGTAGCCAACAGTAATTCCTCGTCGTTGAAACCACCATAGAGAAAGGCCCACCAACCAGGTCGCAAGCCGTCGTAGTCCTTGTTGGTGTTATCGAGTGTGATGCTTCCGCTGTCCACGGCATTTAGACCCTTGTTATAGTTCCAAGACCTGATGCCGGCGGTTGCCGTTATCTTGGAGACGGCAGGATCACCACCAAAGAGGTAGTTTTGAGGACTCTCGTACAGATCGCCGACCACCATCAAGAACATGCGGTCTGCTGTGGTGTGAGCCATGACTGGGCCGTGGCCGATGTCTTCAGAGAGGTACTGGTATCTGTCCATGGTCCAGTGAATCCCATCCTTGCTACGCACGACAACATCCCAGGACTGCGCATGTAGACCAGTGCTGCCGCCTCGTCCGGCCCGGCCCGTGGCGTAGAATGTGTCACCGATGCGCTTGAGCCAACCCAGCCGGAAGAAGGTATAGTTGTCCACTATGTCTGCTGGTATGATGGGCCAGACGCCCGACTTGCCGACAAGTGTGCCGTCAGCGTCTATGTCTACTATCATCGCTTTGGGAGAACCACCGTCGACAGAGTTAAAAATAACTACATCGTAGCTGCCGTCTTCAGAGGTGGCCGCGTCAAACCAGGTGACATTGCCGCTATACATAAATTCCTTGTCGACAATGAAGCTTAGTAATGTCATGCGTGTTTCATAGCCGGTGCCGGTGCCAGACTCGCACTGGATGGTGAAACGATAGCTGTCACCGCCAACGATAGATACGGGGCCAAATACATAGTGCCTGCGTCCGTTCGGGGACGTGGCATCTGTCACCGCCAGAGACACTTTTTGCGGCCAGTACACAGCGCTGCTGACCTTGGTGTTGGTGGCAGTATCTATGTCGTATCCGTATATGTAGTTATGCGTGCCGTCATCGTACATGTAGTAAACCTGGTTATTCACCAGGGACATTCTTTGAATGTTGTAGCCACTGTGGCTACCCACAGAATACGAACCCGTGGTAGAAGCCAGCGTGTCGACATTTACTTTGAGCCAGCGTAGTCCATAAGGAACGTTGTTGTCTCGCCATACCTTGTAGATGTAGCCGTTGTAATAACATGAGTCCACTGCTGCGTAGGGGGCTACTCCGTAGGGCTGGCTCTGGCTGTAGTTGGTTAGTGTGTACGAGTGCTTGAGTGTCCAGCGCGCTTGCACATCACGAAAGACGACGTGGGATACTGGTTTTGTATTCTGCGACACCATTGCGGCTAACTGGTCTGGCGTTACGTTTCTCATATGGCTGTCGTTTCCATCATTTTGAGTACTACGTAGCTAGGGCTGGTGGATAGGTCATAGCTTTGTAGCTGTGGCGTCAACTCCCCCACCAAGTACACGCTGTGTGAGCTGCCATCGATGTCAGTGAGCGTGATGATGTTGTTGGGTGTGCCATTGGGGTCGTCTAGCGTGAAGAGCGCTTTGAGATCCGCCAGTGTACCGTTGGGCGGTGTGGCGGTGGCAGGAGCTTTCAGCCGGTACATCCACGTCCTAGTCACCACGCCGATCTGGTTCACGAGCTTGCCGGTAATGGTCTGGCTGATCTTGTCCGACTTGATCATACTGGGCCGGTAGCCCTTCAGCGTGACCGTAAACCGGTATGCGTTGCCCACGCTGTCTGTTAGCACGATATAGCTATTGCTCACTGTGTGTTCACCTCGGTCCTACGTGTACGGGTAGTTCTATGGGGTCTGGTGTGTAGTTCGCCATTTCTTTGCGCACCATGTCTTCTAATAGATGAGGAATGTTGTCGCGTATGAAGTTGATCCATTGCAGCATCCGCACGCTTTCCTCAAAAGCAAGCTGGCTCTGTGCGTCGGCCAGTGTGTTCATGACTCCCTGGTGCTTGATCGCTGCGTCCAAGCCTTCTTGGGCCAGGTCGCGCTGCTGAGCAGCTAGCCCAGCACTGATACCCGCCGCTTTGATGTTGAGGTCATGCTGTTCTGTGAATGCCCTCTTCTCTTCTGCCATCTGCGCCATCTGAAGAGAGTGGCTAGCCACGTAGTTGGCAAGCGATTGCGCGTGTTGCTTGTTTTGCAAGCTGGCGATGGCCTCGGTGTGTTTCTTCTGCTCGTTCAGGTGGTCTTTAGCGGTTTTGTGATCTTCGTCTTCCCACTTGCGCTTTTCGTCGCGGTGTTCTTTGCTAGTGGCAAAGTCTTCCTCGGCCCATTTCTGCTGCTGTTCTATTTGCTCGCGCCGTATGTCGAAGCGTTTGTCTTCTAGGTCCCAGATTTCTTCCTGGCGATCCTTGGCGGCAGACGCCTGGCCCTGTTCCATGTTGTAGAGTGTGGTGGTGCGCTCTTGTTGTGTTATTAGCTGCTTACGCTGGCGGCCTGAGGCATACCGGATGTTCTCGGTGATGTCCTCTTGTTGCCAGCCGAACTGTAGCGCGCCGCGCTCCTCACCATAGGCCCAGCCGGCCCGCGTGCCAGCACGAGAGATTCCGGCCATTTCCTGGCTGATTTGTAGTCCTTGTATCTGCCAGCCGTACTGTACTCCCTGGCGTTCTTGCCCTTGCTCAATCGCGGTGTCTTCCCAGCCGCGCTGTGCCTGGGTGCGTTGCCAGTTGCGCTCTATGGCCTGACCCTGCCAGGCTTGCTGGGTGCGTTGCCAGCTCTGGTTTTCTCCCATCATGGCCCCTTGTAAGGCCCAGTTGCTCATGAATTGGCTCTGTTGTAGGGCCATCTGCTGCTCGCGCCACCCGAAGCGTCCCACATAACCATCAGGGGTACCAGGTTCGTCCCCCATGGTCTGCCGGTAGCTAAGTTGCAGGCGTTGCATTTGTATGCCTGCCTGGGCCATGGCTCCCTGGTAGGACAGGTCTATCCCCTGTTGGCGTAGACCAAATTGTATTTGCTGATAAGAGCGGCTCTCATCGCGCTGTCGTGTCTGGTAGAGGCGCTGCCGGTACAGGGCCAGCATACGACCCGCAGACGTTGCCTGCATGGGCAGCTCGGCGGGCTTCATCGCGCCGAGCCCACTCTGGTCCATAGCCCAGGCCACGGTCTCTATGTCGCCACTGGCGGCGGCGGTCAACAGATCGCCGAATCGGGTGCCCTCTTCCCCTATCCCCATCCTTCCCATTTTCTCGAACAGCGCGCCCGCTGCGCTACGGCTCATGGCGGCGTGGGGGCCAAATGTGAGCGGTTGCATGTACTTGTTGGAAACTGTCATGCCTATGGCGGCCTGGGTAGGCGTAAGTCCATTCTCGCCACCGATTATGCCGTAGCCATGTTGTATGTCAGTCCCTCTACCACCAAAGGCAAGGGAAAGGTTGCCTAGTTGCTGGGCGTTCACGTCGCCACGCGCCAGTGCCTCAAGCATGGGGTCGGCAGCCATGGTGTTCAGGTTTGTCTCGTCTATGTAAGCCATGTACTGCCCTGCGCCAGAGAGGAACTGCTCTTCTCCCAGGTAGCCCAGTTTCTCGTTCAGTGCGCCGCCCTCGGCAATTTTGTTGGCATAGAAGCTGCGCATGGTGGCGGTGCGTTCTTGGATGTCCATACCAGACATCTTGCCGCTGGCAATCCGAGCCGCGAGCTGCTGAACACGCCCCGTGCGCGTGTCCGTGGCGAGCTGGGCGGGCGGAGTATATTCGTATTCAGGGGACATGTGTGTTGCCGCGCTTTGAAGTTGCCGCATGCGCTCATCGGGGCTCCCCCCCCCCATGGTTGCCTGCGCGGCTGTTCGCTCAAACCAGTTGGTGCTATTTAGCGCGGTCGCCGCAGTCAGGTCCGTGCGGTTTACTTCTTGTACGTAGTTCACCGCGCCGTAGAGTGCAGCGGCACCACCTACTGCCAGGCCGACAGGGCCTGCCGCTGCTAGCCCGCCCCATGCGGGTAGCCCGGCCCAACCAGCGACTATCCCAGATACAGCACCCAATCCAATTGGTATACCGGCCAAGCCCATCGCTCCGCCCATGGTGGGTGAGGTCATGGCACCCATGCCACCGCCATAGGCTTGGTAGGCAGTGCGTCCTACTGTGCCTCGATAGGCAGCTTGTCTGGCTTGGGTAGACAGCAGCCCGCGCGCCACAGTGCCCAGTGGAGCAGAAACGCCAGGCTGACCAGCCATGGCCGCCTGGGATGCTGCCATTTCCTGCTGCGCGGCTATGGGCATGTCTGCAATTGTGGCACCACCGGTGAGGCCCCAGATGCGGTTGAGTTGCATCAGGCTCCACCCGCTCATTAGTTTTGTCCCTATGCGGCCAGCACCAGCCCAAGCTTGCCCAAGTATGCCGGGGCCACCCTCGGGGCCACCACCACCGTCCCCGGGGCCACCACCACCCATCATGCGCCGGGTTATCTCGGCCACTCTCTCATTGCTTACTTGCGCGGTGGCCTGGGCAATTCCGGTATCTAGCCACGGAGCAATAACTTTGCTGAGTTTGCTGAGTGCCATGTCTGCTCGCTCATTGCGCTTTTGCAGGGCGGCAATATCTTGTTCCTTTAGGCCCTCTTGCTGCAGGGCAAGGTTGGAAACAGACATTTCTCTCTTGAGTGTGTCACGCGCTGTTTTGAGCAGGCTAATATGCTTGAGCTGTTCCTCGGTCATGCCTTTGGTGGCGTCGTAGCCCTTAATTATGCCGCCAGTCCACTGCTCGATGGCTTTGATTAGCTCACCAGCGGTTGCGCCGAGTTTGTTGAAGGTGACTAGCCCCTGCGCTGCTTGGGCGGAGGGATTGTTGCCGAGAAGTCCGGCCAGGCTAGCTAGCCCCTCTCCGACGCTATTAATTCCAGCGGAGCGGAGCTGATTCTCAATTGTCCCAGCGGTATTTCCGGCGGCTTTTACTCTGCGTGCTTCCCGCTGTGCTTTCGTTATCGGTGGTGGGGCATCGTGCCCCTCGTCTTGTAACGCTCGCTCGTACTCCGATGGTGGTGTTGTCAGGCCCGGATCGGGTATTCCACTTACTTCGCTTACTTCCACTGGTGATTCTTCTTGCGGTGGTGTTGCAAAATTGATTGGGGTAGCCGGAGGGGCCTCGGTGGATCGCTCGGCCGGGGCCGCCAGGTGTACCCCAGAGGCCCGCGCCATATTTATGCCTAGGGGAACCTGGGGAAGATGTCCCGGCTCAGGCATTGCTAGTGGTTCGGTGACGGTGATTGGTTTCCGTGTCGCTTGCGGCCCGGGCGCGGCGACTGAATCTGACTTCTGTGTGGGCTGTTTCTCGGACGGAGTAGTCTGGGCCGCTTCTCGCGGGGGTTGTTTGGACGTGGCGGTCGAATCTGGCTCTTGCGTGGGCTGTTTCTCGGACGGAGCGGTTTGGGTTGCTTCTCGTGTGGGTTGTTCGGGTGCAGTAGCTGGGGCCGGTTTCTGTTTCTTGGCTAGGTTAATTTCGGCCTTAGGCAGAATATTGGGGCGTTCTTTGTCCTTGGGTTCTGTCCAAAAAGGCTCATAGTACTTCTCATCTTCTTCCCGGCGTTTCCGAATCACCATGTCTGCCCTGGCACGGGTGGCAGGAGAGACCGGCTGTTTGCTGTATTCCTTTTGAATGGCCCGATAAAGCGCGGCTTGTTCCTGAACCGCAACCTCTTGTTCTTTGGAGATGCCGGATCCCAACCACGACCGGGGGGTTTTGGGCCATTGTGTATTTTGTACCTTGCCCAAAAGTGTTTGCCCCATCGGGGTGCTAAGCATTGTGTCTAGCCAGTTCTCGCCAGAGAGCACTTTGCCAGGCGCGTACTCGAAGGCCAGGTTGGGATTGCGGCGTAGTGCTTCGCCATATTCTGCTACGGCTTGCTGGTTCTTGTCTGTGGCAAATAGCGAGGCAAGGTCGTTGGTGTCGAATACGTATTCGCCAGTTGCACCCTTGGCTTGCGTAAGTTCCCTGAAGACGTTTTTGAAGATGGTCATTACAGACGCGGGCCGCCCCTTGGAGTAGCGATATGTGAGCTTGCCGTTCTCGATGACGCGCTCACCATATCCCCTCTTGGCAGAGGCGGTAGCCAACATCTCCACGGCAGCAGCCAGGTGGGGATCGGGGATCGCCTTGCTGGCCTGGCGATATGAATATACGTTCTGATGTAGCTCCTCGGCAACGGCTTGCTGCTGCTCGGTCTGGGTGCGCTGCCCAAGCTGTCGTTTCAATATGTTGTAATCTGAACCCGTTAGTCGTTTCAATAACAGCGCGGACTTGGATGCGTCGGCTAATTGCTCTTGAGAGAATTCGTTCAGGTTGTTGTACTTTTCTTGCACTTCTGCCGCAGAAAGAGGGAGGTCTAAGACCTCACTACCACGCCCACGCTTTCTCATCTCAAGTGCCATTCTTGTAATGTCGGTCACGGATGCTATTTGGGGCCTGTCTTTCATAAAGAACTGGCCCGTGTCGGGGTTAGCCTGTAGCTTGCCAGTGAGAATAGCCATTGCGGGGTCTAGGTCGAAGTCACGGCCCAGTGCTTCTGCAAGAAGCGGGCTAACAATTGGCCCCATGGCCTGCTCGCCCTTGTACTGACTCATAAAGCGCACGGACAGCTTGCCGATTTCGAAGTCCCTGCCAGTGCCAGGATATCCTGTCACGTAGGCCCCAATTTTCTCCTCGGACCCGCTCTGCATTTGTTTCAACAGCCGGTCCTTGTCTTCTTGTCTTGTCACGCCAAGTGCTTTGAAAATGAACTTGTCTGGCAAGTAAACTTCATTGGGTGCGATGCTAGAGTCAGCCCTAAAAATACCGCTAAATACGTTGGGGCTGTGCATGGCCCCGTGCAGCTGCTTGATGGCCTTTGGGCTGGTGGCCATCTTTTGTTGTTCCCCAATAGCCAGGAGAGATGACTTGATTGCTCTACTGCGTATTTCTCTGTCTTTTGAGTCAACATTAGCAAAGTAGTCGTATGCGGCCTTTGCCATCTTGCTGCTGGTGCCACCAGCATGTAAAGCTCCCTGGCCTGACATCTGGTGTAGTATGGCCTGCGGAGACATGAGTACTCCCGCCGCCCCCATGTATATTTGTTTGCCACCTATCTCTGACTCGGCGGCTACTTCCCAGAAGTTCTTGGCTAGGATATCTGCTGGGATGTACTCCTCGCCCATTTCCTTTTTCCATGGCCCACCCACGGCGGCAGCTCTCTGGCGAGCGGTGTCCATGATGTTCTCGTATGTGGTGCGATCCTTCCCGCGAAAGTCTACCAGGTCAGGTCTTTCTAGCTTCGGGTCGGCGGTTCTGGCCGCTGCTTCTATGAGAGAGATCCGCGCAGCGTCCTGTGCGTCTGCTTGTGCGCGCAGCTGTGCGGCCCCCTCTGTATCATAGCGCGCCATTTCCCTGATCTGCTCGTCAGAGACGTAGTTCTTTTTTCCGGGGTAGCTGCGCATGGGAATCTTGAGCGAGAAATTTTCTGCGTCTATGCCACGCATGCGCCTTTGTATTAGTAGTTTCCCATCGCCAAGATCTAGGGGTTCTTGAGACGGGTCTATTACGTTTTCATATCTATACAGCTGGCTGGCAGGAATGACTGTGGGAACCAAAATCTCAGTCATGTCGCGAGGAAGAATTGTGTTGAAGAAATAGTCGGCGGCCCTTTGAGAGGTCTCGGCATTCCAGGATGCTTGTCTACCCAGTGTGGCAAGCTCTTCTTCTGTGGCGTCGGCTCCCCCAAGGCCAAGTGCCCTAGCGAATTCTGCCGGTCTGTTTGCAAAATAGTTTTGTGGTACGTTCTCGAGGTACTTTGCGGACACGAGGGCCTCGAAGCCCAACTCATCCAAAATTGGGTCGGGGTATAATTGGTGGCGCGATGTACCACCCTTGTTCCCTGGTGATGTCTGCGCATTGTTTGCGTACAGCCTGAGTGTGGCGGTGAGGTAGTTTTTGTATTTGTCTCCTTCTTCACCAGCGACAAGGCCAATGTTCTCAAGCGTGACTTGACTTACCTTGCGGCCCAGTCCGAAATCTATAGGACTAAGCCCGCCAGCCAGTGATACGTCCCCTTGCTCCCACACGCTGCCAGGCCGTGCCAGCGACAGCTTTTCTATGTCTATGTCAGACGCAATCGGCACGCGCACGGTCTTGTATGTACTCATGCCCTTAATAAGGCCGGGCCGGACAGCCATTTGGCCCTTCTCGCCAGTTTCGCCAAAGACAACGAAGGCATGAACCCGCATACCGATGTCGTGCTGTCCCGCTTTACCAAGTCCTATTTCTTCTGGCTCTAGCAATGATTTTCCACTGGCGTCAACGGGAACCCAGCCCGCATTGGGGCGTATTGTGTTCCCCATCTGTTTCATGGCCTTGGCGCCCATCACGGGGTCAGTAGGATCACCCTTAAACATCAGCCCACCACCAGGGCCATGTATGCCCTGGTAGTATTCCGTGAGAACGTCTATTGGGTATTGTGTGCGTCCAACCTGTATCCAGCCGGGCTTTACGATATCATTGCCGTATTTGTCGGTTTCTACTGGCTCGCCAATATTTCGCCGAAACTCAGCAGCTAGGTTGGTGGGGTTTATGGGCAGCAGCGGTCGTTGCCCGCGTTCTATTTCCTGTATTACACCCCGCGCCTCGTTTTGGGGTCTGTCGCCCAGACCCCATGCCTGCCAGGCTTGCGCGCGCTGCTTCTCAGTAAGCTCGCGTGCTTTGGGCAGGCTGCTCTCTATCAAGCCCTGCCAGTCACTTAGTCGGTTTGGGGGCAAAACTTCTTGCCAGGCCCCGTAATCCTCGGCGACTGTTTGTTGAGAGCTCCCGCCCAAAGCCTCGTTTATTAAGTCGCCCCGGTTCGAGGGGGCATCTGATTGTTCACGCGAGTCGCGCGCCGCCTGGAAGTAGGGTTCAAGTCGTGAGCCATATAAGGTCTGGAGCTGCTCGGCTACATTGCTTGTGGGGATCCCCCCGAAACTGATGTAGCTTTGGTACATTTTGTCACGGAGCGTTGGGTCCAGCTCGCCAAGGTTGAGTGCTTTTACTCTCCCGAACCAGGGATCGGCGTGTAGCGCCTCTGGGCTACCAAAGGGCACTTCGTGTGGTGTTACCCCCTGGGAAGGAACTGGAGCACTAGGCACTCCACCGGGTTGCTTCGGCTGTGGTATAACTGGTGGCTGTTTTACGCCCTTCGCCCGCCGAGATATAATCCGCGCCTTCCTGGCGGCGAGAATGTCTTGTACGACGCTTGCGTGTGTAGATACCCACTCTTGTTGTCTCAAGATACGCTCTTGATCCTCGCGCGTGGTGGCGGCAAGAGCCGCATTTATTTCGGCTGCTGAATAGTTACTTCTACCCATAGTTCTTGCCTCCGCTGATCCGGGGGGCCTGCTGCTGTTGCTGTTTGGCGTTGACAGCACGAATGTACGCGACGTTGTCTAGCGCTGTCTGTACAGCGTCTAGGTCACGCATGAATGCCTCTGGCTGGTCAGCCCACCCACCACCAAGAGGAAGGCCATAGCGCTCTACTTTCTTGTACATGGTATAGGTGTCTGGCTCCTCTCCCTCACCAGAGAGCAAGTAGTTTGTTATTTCCTTGGCGATCTCCTCATCGCGGCGCGCACGCGCGCCTCTTAAAAAGGGATGCGCCACTCTGGTACAACATCGCATACCTGGTTGTGCCAGTCGTACACGATGGAGAGAGGCATTTTCTCTATCTTGTCCATGAAGCTGCGCATTGTCTCGTCCTCGCGCGGCTCGAAGGTGATCTTGTCCCACTCAGAGACCTCGCCTTCCTCATTCCACTTCTTGGGTATCTCCACCACGAGATTGGTGTCTTGATAGGTAAGCCAGATTTCATTGGCAAAGAGGTAGGCCAAATTGGCCTCGAGGCTAGTTGATACTCTTTCGCTGCTAACGTTGATACTGCGACCCTTGCCGGCGATGGCAGCGCGCGCAATTGCCGTACTGTAACTGGGTGGCTTGATTAATACCCAGGTGTCTTCGACGCTAGCGAGTTCCCGTTTCTGCGGCAGAAAATCTGCAATCTTAACCATAGTGTCTCCTTTGTGAGGACGGGGAGGGAGATGTCGCCCTCCCCGTCTGTAGGCCCGTCTAGTAAGTCGTGGCCTGGTTGTCCAGAAGCAATTGTATGTAGTCGCTCCCAGCCAGGACCTGCGCCGTGCCAGTGTATTGCTGAACAATCATTTGCCCACCAGCCAGCATCGGGGGGCCTTGCGCTCCCCAGCTAACGGATGGGGCCGTGATCTCTAACCGGTAGGGAACGGTCTGCCCGGGGATGTTGTTCGGACTTTGGATTACAACGTCCATGGCGGTCTTGTGAACCACCGGACTCCATTCTGTGCCACCGTTTGCATAAATGGAGGCGTAGAGAGCTGGGTCATCCCATTTGTGCGTCCAGGTAAAGCTCAGCACCTGCTGCAACAGTACCATGTCGTCGGGGTACGGGCTGTTGATAACGGCCTCGTCTTGCGGGGTGGAGTAGGCATTAACCAAGTCAATGCTTAGGTTCACGGCGTTGTATGGAGTCCCTCCCAGCGTTAGTGTGTTACCGGCAACTGCCGCCAGGGGAACGGAGGTTTCGTCTTCGTAGGCGTTGTCGTATGTCCAGCCGCTGGGGTCCTGATTGGGTAGAGGAATCCGTCCAGCAAAGTCGAAGTTAGCCACCAGGAGCTGGTGTGCGGCAAAGATTAGCCGCATACGCGAAACGCGCACGTCGTTGATTTGCTCTCCCTTGTCATCGTGACCCACACCGCTGGGGATCATGGCCCGAATGCCCAGCCAGGGCATGTCCATGGCGTCCGCAGGTGTGGTAAACACATGACGAAGAACGCCGGCCTCGGGACAGTCTGCTGTCACCGAGTGTACTCCGACGGCTGCTTCTAGCAAGTGACCAATGACATTCTCTAGCCGAGGCAAGAGGGTCACTGTGCCCGCGCCGAAAGCTCCGTCTTTGTATGCGCCGGTCGGGTGGTAGTCACCACCCACTTCGGGGGGAATCTGCTGCACTTGCTGGGCAGTACCAATACCGCCCTGTAGTATCTTGTGACGATACCACGTGGTTGCAGCAGACCCCTTTGCTGTCTGGGGGCCAAAACTGAAGACCCCCTTACTTGAAAGTACGCTCATTTGTTTCTCCTCATCGTCTGATATGCTCGGTACCACTGTCGCCAGCCATCGGCAATGTTGTGGTGTTTCCGAGCGTCTTTGTATCCTTCGCGTTGGAGCTTCTGCCGCAATCTCCGGTTTTCTAGGAGTTTTTCTATAGCAGATTCCCAACAGTCTTCCGTGTGCCTCACTAATAATCCATTGTGGTTGTTCTGAACAACTCCTCCATACGTGGTTCCCTGGGTAGCAATTACTGCTGCTCCACCGGGTACTTTGCCGACTAGCCGCTCAGCTGACCATGACTCGATGGCCTTGATAGCACTCTTGGACTTATTGAAGTAGTCATCGGGGTCAACTGCGCATAGCACTATATCGGCTTGACGCATCAAAGAGGGGTATTGTACATAGGGCACTGGCGGTATGTATGTGGCCTCTTGTAGGTAGTCGGGCTGATACCCGCCTACCAGCAAGCGAACGTCGCTGTGCCGTTTTGCAACCCTCAGAGCAGCCGTGGCCGCCGGTAGCCAGTCGTCGTAGTGTGTAGTGGTTCCGACCAGCATGATAGTCGTCTCCTCATACATCTTCTCTGTCTGCCGTGCAACCTTGGAAAATATCTCAAACTCAATGTGATTCTCTAACACCATACAGGGTGTGTCGCTGATTAGCTTAACCATTCTCGCCAGGGCTTTGGTGGAAACGGTGGCGTAATCACACATTCTTGCCATTTCTTCCATGCTCACCGGCGAAATCTCTCGGTAGTGGTTTGAGTAGTCGTCATCTGTCTCAAACACGATCTGTGCCCCGGTCGTGGCTCGTAAGTCGTCGATCATGTCACCGGTCTTGCCGATGTAGCGGGGTAAGACGATAATGTCTTGTCCCATAACGAGCCGTGTGTCGGCTAGCGCATCGGCGATGGGCATCCACTTACACACCATGTCTTTGGTGTTGGTGTTGATGTGTGAAAAAGGTGATGTAACCCGATATATGTCTACAGCAGAGGGTTCTGTTTTATCTCCGCTGTTGAGAAGGGCTAAGACCTTTATGGTTTTAGGGTAAGTACTTGCACCCACAGTTCTCCTTCTTGAATCCAGTCAGAGGCTCCGCCTCTCTCCGTATGGAAGCTCTCACTGAGTAGGGCGGCCAGGGCCATCTGGCCTAAGGGGTCACGTAGTCCGGCTACGTCCCAGCCGTGGGGGTTGGTGTCACTCTTGGATGCGCAGTATGTTTCCAGAAGCGATTTGAAGACCGTGGCGATGCGATCTGCTTCTAGCTGTGTCTGCTGTGCCCCGATCATGAAGCACTGCCACTCGATATAGAGCCGCTCCCACCAGTGGTAGGCTCCACCGACCTCACGCATGGGAGCATCTATGCCCAGGTCGTTCTCGCTGGCGCCTCCCCGAAATGCGTTACTGCGCCATGTCTCCCTGTCGGGATCGCCAGCATAAATGGAGACTGCGGCATCCACTTCTCCATTGGTGTTGGCAACATCTGTTGGGTCATCCTGAAACCGGCCCACTTTGACGATGCCTGGTTTGAGAATGGTAGAATCACCAGTGACTTGGTTAGTGTAGGTAAGCATGTCCACGTATTCTGCAGGCGGATTATCGAACTTGTCGATGATGTGATCCCGCAGCCCAATCTTGAGTGCGTGCAGTAGGGGATAGATGGTGTTACTCATCGGCGCGCTCCCATGCGGCGGTATTGTTCCTGTGGGTGTTGCTGGCAAATGGTGTGGTAGCGTTTCAGGAAGTACTGCGAAAGTCTTAGCTGGGGGTTGTCCTCCGGATTACCAGAATCGCGTTTCTTTTTGTAGTTGCCCAGCAAAGCCTGCTGAGCATAAGACGGTGCCAGCACAGATGCGGCCACGTAGCATTTCACGGCTTCGTAGGCCCAGTCTGGGATGTCGATGACTGAGTTGTCGTCCTCTACACGGTTGTAGTAGGCTATGTAAAAAAGTTTGAAGGTTGTGCCCGACCTGGGGGCAGCGTAGAGGTTTATGGTTCCGGTGGGCCAGACTGCGTAGGTATTTGTTGAATCCTCGGCGGCCCCGGGCTGGTAATCGAGTTCACGCAGCCAGGTTTTTCCGTCTGTCCAACGGATACCAAAGACGCCTCGATCGCGCCCTTCTACTACGTTGGAGGGAAGGGGCCACTCCGTGGTGGTCCCATCCCCCACAACGTCGCTCACAGAAACAACCCCGGCATAAGAGGAGGCTAAAGCAACCAGGGCGTCATTGACTGCCCAAAGCAGCTGATCCTCATCATATTTCGAGTACAGGGGGTCCTTGAGGAACCCACCGCTTATTTGTTGTTTCAGTGTGAGCCATGTTATCATTAGAGTGTTACGACCTTGTTGTGACCAGGCGCCACGTAGGAGCCAGCGAAGAAGTAGACCTCGAAGCGTTCAGTAAACATCTGCTGATACTTCAGGAAGGCGTCCCAGGCAAAACGGTATACGCTTAGCGTGTCGTCGTAGGCGGGGGGCACGTAGGTCTGCGGCGGCTGTGTAACACCACACACGACCGCGCGCGGCCCCTTGAGGAAGATCGCGGCATGGACGGGGCGCGCCAGGGTGATATACCCGTAGACGCCACCACCCAAGTCGGTCTGGAAGTCGGTGGAGCTGATCGGTTTGTCGAAGGTGATGGTTCCACCATCAACAGAAATGACGCGCCGCTCCAAGTTCACGGGGTCATTCCAAACCGGACCGTCCTTGGTGGCGCGGGTACCGTTAGCAGCAGCACGAGTTGTGTGGAGGGTTACGTAATCCCCCGGAGCCAGCACGCCAGTAACATCAGTGTAGGAAACACCATGAGTGGCAGCAAACTGGCCCACGTGCCAGACCCCGTCAACCTTGGTGGTCTCAGGATCGGGCGCACCAGCACCCTCGGCAATCGAGGCGTCGATGGTGGCTTGTTTGATGATCTCGCCAACATTCCAAAGGGTCAGGATGTTACTCTGCGCAAAGCGCACGCCCTCGTAGGTGCCAACTTCGTAGTTGAGCAAGCGAGCAGGTTCTGCGTACTGGTGGCGGCTGATCCATTCACCGGTCCCCAGTGTCTGGCTCTTCAGCTCGTAGGTCGCAGCGGGAGAGGTCAAGCAGAAGATGTCTTGCTCTTCAGCGTCTGAATAGGCCGCGCCCAACTGGATCGAGCGCGCCACACCTTCCTCGAAGGTGTCAGACGCCTTGAGTGCATAGAAGCCAGCCTTGTCATTACTGAAGCTAGCAAAGTGTCCGCCAATGTAGGCGTTTCGGGCTAGCCGGTCCAGCGAGAGTACCATGTGTGGCCCCAAGAGGTTGTTCATGATTGCTCGCAAACCAGCACGACCATTCTGAATCCAGGAGGTGATGTAGTCATCGTATTTCATGAGCATGACTTTGTCACCATAACGTTTCGTCTCGATGTCAATGCTGCGGCTATCCACGTACAGGGACGGGACTTGCAGCGCATACACGTCTAGCTCGGCGATGTTCGGTTCCGGCTCGATGAGCTGGGTGAATGTCATTTTCTTGGTGCGCGCAGCACCAAGATCAACCTTGTAGTCAACAAGCCCATAAAAAATGGACCGCTTGACGTAGTTGCTCAATAGCTCGGGAACAAACACGGTGTGGCTGTTCTGATCTAATGAGGCCCATGGGGTTGTACCATAGGGGGTATCCCAAGTTCCAGCTGCCATGATATTTCTCCTATCTAGTTGTTATTTGTGTAAGTCGCTCCATTGGGTGCTTAGCTGGCTGTATAGCGTCCAGTCTTTGGCGGCGGCGGCCTGCTCGAGCTTCCGCTCGAGGCTTTTCACGTCACCGTCACCAGACCCAGTGGCCGAAGGAAAGGCGGGTCGCATGCCCTTGATTTTCTCTTGGACATGGGTCTCCGCTCGCTTTTGTACCAATTCTTGAATTGTGCTGAGCTTGGCACGCAGTTCTTCTATCGTGGCGGCTTGGGGCATTGCGCCCTGGGCCATTAAGCCGCTGAGGTCCGGGAACTCGGTGGCAACCAGATTGGCTACTCCCGCTTCTCGCTTGGCCTCGGCCTCGGCCCGTTTGCGTGCCTCGTTTTCTGCAATCAGGGCGGCAATTTGCGCCTGCATTCCCGTTAGGGCATTGTCCTGAGCTCCCGCTTCCTCTTCATGCTTGAGAGTTAGCGCTTGGGCAGCTGCCTGTGCGT